CGTGATCACTGGAAGCCATACCATACTTGCGAATATCTCCGTCTACGCGCCCGCAACCATCGGCAATAAAACTGGCCGTAGGACCGTCACTCTGCAAGCCCCTAGACTCGCCGAGAAACGTCTGATCAATGCGGCCGAACTCAACGCCGTTCGTGCATTTGGGAGCCAACTCTCGGTCCAGTTGATGAAAACAATGCTCAACCGCGAACTGACCGATATGCGGGCAAAGTTCGATCGCACCTTGGAGTTCTGGGCATCCAGAGCACTGCGTGGGATCATCTATGACGCCGATATGAGCACTCAGCTCATTAACTTTGGCCTCGATAGTGATCACACCGTTACCCTGTCTGGTGTTGACCTCTGGACCGCACCAACCACCGCGAACCCAATCAATAACTTCCGTGATTGGAAGCGACTGATTGAATCTGATTCTGGGCATAATGTTACTTCCTGGCACGCCTATATCGGATGGCAGGCAATGGATAAGATGCTCATGATCCATTCGGTACGCGATTTGATCACGTACTCCAAGGGCCTTGAAGTGCTCGAAACCGGACGGATCATTACCATCGCCGGTGTGACCTTGGAGGAATACAATAAAACCTTCGTTGATGCCAGCGGCGCTACCCAATACTTCATCGCTCCCAATGAGGTGGTTTTGGTCGGCGATGGAGACGATGTGTTCGATACTCCGTATGCGCCAGTGATCGACTCCGCCGCACCAAATGGTGTCGGGAATGTGAGTTCTAGCGGAAGAAGCCAGATGTTCTTCGCTAAAAGCTGGCAAGTAGAAGACCCTTCCGGGACTTGGATCAAGTGCGAGGGCCGTCCTTGCCCGGTTGTGCAACGCCCGGATGCGGTCGTTCGCGCATCCGTAATGACCCTGGTGTAACCCCAATCGCCACGTCGCTTCAGATGAAGCGACGTGGCATGGAGTCTCCGATATGGCGGGCTATTGCACAACCTCCAACATCCAAGAAGAACTCAACTCCGATTTGCTGCTCCAGATTGCCGACCCGCTTCAAAGCGGGAGCTTGGATGAGGATTACATCGGCACCGCAATCTCGAAAGCCGCCTCGGTAATCGATGCGTATGTCGGTGAGTCTATCCAACTCCCGCTTTCGGAACCATACCCGCCAGTCCTTGTCTCAGTGAACACTGATATTGCTATCTATTTGTTGTTCATTAGGAGCATGACCGTTCCCGAAGTATGGCAAGAACGCTATAGCGATGCGATGAACTTCCTGTCGTTCTGTGCCAATCACCCAGAAAAGATCGATCTCGAGAGCACAGTTGCCTCTGGAGCCCCTGTGTACTTTGCTCGCACCGAAGACCTGGTGAGGGATATGCTCGATGTTTACTAACCCATTCAAGAAGAAGAAAAAGAGCAAACCCTACATCGATGAGAGTGTTGGGTCCTCGGTGTTCCTGAAAGGTAAGCCCGGAGAAGGTTTCCGGATGATGTTCCAGGAATCCGACCTCAACGACTTCTGCATGAAGATGTGGCTTGCGACAGTCATCCATGGGCGCATGAAATACAATTATCTCCCAAGGAAGATTCGAAATCTCTCGGCATTCTTAAACATCAGCACCATCAACAAACGTGTGGCCCCAGCGATGTTCAAATGTTGGGTGACCTGGGCTAAAATAGAGAACTTGAAGCAGTTTTATGGCAAGGCTGGAAAGACTAAAAACGGTGAACCTCATCCAATGTTAAAAGCTTTTAAAAGCGCCCGGTCGATAACCGAACCACGCAAATGCCGGTTGATCTATTTCTTCAAGGATTGGGAGTACCGAACTCTGACTGGGTTCCACGGGTTAGTCAGCGTTGATGAGTACCAGAGGCATGACAACTTGACCAGCGCACCAGTCACTGTGCGCGCGCACAAGCGGATGATGACCGTGAAGGAACGGTTCCACCTCGGTCTCCCAGACAACGGTCCAGTCCAATTGGCCCACGCCTACGCTAAGGCGACTGCTTTTACCTTCTCGAAGATCTTTGAGGGTCCAGATGAGGACTAGCACCCAGTTCAGCGATATCGAACAAGCCATTATCGATAAGATATCGGCCGAGATGCCTGAAATGAAGATGGTCGCCTCAATCGCTAATTACATCGCCGTGGACTGGGAGAAACTCAGGGCCATTACTCCATCTGCGTTCGTGAGTTATGATGGCTCCACCTTCGACCCAAATTCGCTGAATGGTTTATGCGTCGTAAATGCTCAGTTCTCCGTGCTCATCGTACAAAACCTTCTGGCAATAACCGGAAGTGCGACTACAACCGCTTCCGGCGGCAACTTGTACACCCAGGGCTATTATGAACTCTTGGCAAATCTCTGGAATACCATTGCATACCAGGACTTTGGTCTTGATATTTCCCCGATGAACCCGGTGAAAGAAGAAGCCCAAAGTGGTGATGAATTGACAAGCGTGGTGAAGATCGTGTTCACTACGTCATTCAGGATCACGATTTAACTGGGGGGGGTAAAGCATGTCTACAAAATACACTAGAAGATCAGTCATCCTTGCTAAGTTGCAGACTACATATGGCACTCCGGTGGTCCCTACGGAAGCAAATGCCATATTGTGCTTGGCTCCTGACTTCGGCTTCGACTCGAAGACTACGCAACGCGAATTTATGCGTGCATCGTTTAGCAATTCCGGGTTTGTTGTGAGCAGCCGGCGCCAAACCATTGGAGTAACCGTGGAACTCAAAGGCGCGGATAACGCTGTTGATCCCGTTGCTATTCCGTACTTTGACCCGCTAACGCAGTCTTGTTCAATGATCGGTGCCAGCATCACCGTAATCCCGGTTAGTGATGGTCTTGGTTTTACCATTGGCGAAACTATCACTGGTACCTTGAACCATGGGATCCTGGCCGGGTTCACAAATATGTATCTCTTTCTCAAGGCGGCTACTGGTACGTTCACAAGTTCCGAGACTCTTACAGGTAGCCTCTCTGACAATACCACAACCTCATGGGGAGCAAGTTCTCTCCGATATGGGTATTATCCGACTTCAGACGAAAGTTTGCAGAGAGGATGCGACATTTACTACTATATGGACGGTATCCTGCACAAGGTTACCAGTGCTCGTGGTTCGTTCTCTCTAGATTTCACTAGTGGAGCGTTTCCTTCTGCGAAATTTCAGATGACTGGGTTAATGGTTATGCCTACCGACATGGTGAATCCGACCAACCCTGTCTACGCATTGCACCAACCACCGCTTTGTGTATCTGCTGGAATGAAGATTGGTAATTTCACTCCAGTCGGTGTGAGTAAAGCCAGCCTTGATTCTGGGCTCAATGTAGTCGCTAAGGAGGACATGCAGGATTCCGACGGACTTTCTGCGATCAGCATTACCAAACGCGATGCGAAACTTTCCTTGACGCTTGATGTTGACACTCTGAGCAACTTCAACCCGCAGAATATTATAGCTGCCGGAACTTTGACCCCGGTGAGTTGGTCTGTCGGTAGTATGAATGGGAACCGTGTGCATCTTGTGATCCCAGAGGCCCAACTCGAATCAGCACCTTATGAAGATATCGACGGACGTGTTGCGTACACGCTGAACTTTGTGTGTACCGGTAACGATTCTGACTTTCTAATCATGACATCGTAAGGAGGTTTTATGAGGGAGATTGGCGTAAAAGGGCAGACTGTCGTAGTGAATATCAAGGACCCGTTTTGTGACGATACGCATTCCTTTCTGGTCAGAATCCCCACCGCAAAGGAGGTGTCCAAGTATCTCGCCGAAATGTTCAAGAGAGGCGGGAAAAACATCGTCGCGAACACATTCCTGCACAACGCAAAGAGCGCGGTTACGATTCTCGAAGGAATCAAGTCGGAGACGATTGCTTATGAGGACCGTCCTCTCTCGTCAGAACCGGACAACTCTGGATACCGCGAGAACTGGCGCGAGATCCTTCTTGAGAATGCTCCAGAGATTCTTGCACCAATTGGGAACCGTTTTTTTGCGGGGGCGTCAATTGAGACGGAAGATATGATGGACCCTTTGGGCTAGAAGTCGTATACGTATGCGAAGGGTCAATCGACGAAGAAATCGAGGCGTTTTTGAGTGGGGATATCTGCAACGAGAAGAAGATGGGGGAATGCCTGGCCAGCTCTGGTGAACACCTGGATGTTCTCTGTGAGACTTGCAAGTTGAGAGATAAGGTGCAGAACCCTTACATCGCGAACCTGTTCAAGTTGTTACTCATGATCAAGGTCGGATTCCAGATTGACGCTATTTACCTCGATGCAACTGGTTGGTCCGACCTATCTCTATTGGACCTCCATTACACCCAGCAGTTGACCTTCGGGAGCGTAATGAAATGAGCATCGGAATCACCACCCAGAAACTTGAAGTGACTCTCGATGTGAAAGAGGGTGGACATGTACAAGCCATAGTCCAGGAGATCCGCAAGCTCCAGGTACTCATGGACAAAACCAGATATGGATGGAACGAGTTGCGTAATGGGTTCCGTGCCGCTGGTAGGGAGATCGAGCGGCTGACAGAGTACGCGCGTGGTTTCATAGGGTTGTTCATCCTCTACAAGGTTACCGGTTTCTTTAAGAATTTGGTCCATGATGCCACCTCGGCGATAGCACAATTTCAGTTACTGCATCGGTCTCTAGCAAGGATCTATACAGACGCGGAACAGTTCGATGAGGTGAAACGGCAGATTAACGAAATTGGCTCGTCAACCGTTGGAATCGCGAATCTCGAACGGTCCATGATTAGCCTGGAATCTGTTGGGATTAAACCAGGGATCGATGGGATCAAGTCTCTTATTGGGTATTTGCAATCGATCGGTCGGGTCAGCCCAGAAGCCTTCTCGGAAGTCACCGCACGCATGACCACCATGTGGGGGATTCTCAATGTCGGTATGGACGACGCTTTTAAGGAACTCAATGAGAAGATTCCGGTGTTGTGGACTGCAATGCGTTACGCTATGGGCGTAAGTTCTGTGAAGTTGATGGAGGAATTCAGGAAGCAGAAGATCACCTTCCAGCAAGTGATCACTTCACTGTTCAAGTACGTAAAGGATAATTATTCTGGATACATAGAGGAATCTAAAAACGACCTCTATAGGGTGTACCAAAGTCTAGCGACAATTCCCGAACTCCTCGCATCCGCAATTGCTAGTTCGGAAGCGCCAGAAGTCTTCTCGAAATTCGTTAATGGTATGATGTTCGATATCAACCAGATGGTTAGCAGCGGGGAGTTCAGCACCATAATAGAGCGCATTAGCAATGCTTTCGTGGAGATAATCAGGCAGCTCGGGATCGACGTTAATATTCCGTTCAAGGACTGGTTACGGAAGTTCGTCGCCAGCATCGAGAAGTTCGCCAAGAACCAGACAATGGCGAATCTCGTGAACTATTTCAAAGACGTTGTGAACGGCATAAAAGTATACAACAACACCATCCAACACTCCATCAACATCCTGAACAGCATCCCCGACTGGGCCGAATATGGGATTGTTGGGTGGATGTTGTTTGGTAAGAAAACTGGGATCGCGATTGCAGCAATCACCGGTGCGTTGCAACTCGCTGATGATGTATTCAAAAATTCCGGCCCACGTATGCAGTCCGTCCTGACCGAGGATCTTTCCGGCGCTGCACAGCGTAGACAAGAAGAAGCTCGCAGACTCGATCCCGGGATGAACAGGGGGTTGATCAATGAGAGTCTTAAGTTCGATCTGAAACGCTACTACCAGGACCTTCTATTTTACACCAGCGAGTTCCAAGAAGAATTCATTGCTATGAATGAAAACTTCTCGAAGGTTGTTAAGAAACCGTTCGCGCTCGACGATTACAACCAGGTATTGAAAGCTAACCATGCCGTATCACAATTCAACAATGATACCACAGCACAAGCTGATGCTTATCTGAGTCTCCAGCAGGAGATCGAACGGCATGGGAAAGTGTTGGTTACACTAAGGTCTGGAGAGTCGGTTTACTACCGTGATGCAGCTAAGGCTTATATGGCCTTGCTACGCGAACAGGAGCAAATGAGTTCGGTTGTTCTGGACGGTGAGGAAGCAAAACAAAAAGAGTTTGCGCAGAGCAAGCAGGCCGCACTAGAAGCCGCTGAGGCTGAATCGCTTAAAAACAACTCTCTCTATGTATTGTACAGGCAATTGAGCGACGAACTCCATAAGGTCCAACTTGAAACAAAACGTCTCGACTTCCAAGAGGCAATCGCAGGGCTCAAGGGTTTCCAGAGAGAAATGGCGTCTGCTGTCCACATGCGTAAGGAAACCATCGAGCAGTATCAAGCCGAAGTGGATGGGATTGTCTCCCAACTTGGCCAGTTCAAGAAGGCTTATGGCGATACTATCAGTGATGATGATCTCAAAAGCCTGGGACAGATGGAGAAACTTGTCATCGATATCCGCATGGAGATTGATCGACAAGAACGTGCGCTGCATGGCTACGTGAAGCGGAATACTAATGAAGAGATCGAGCGTCTTGAGAAATTAAAGAATGTCTTCCGCGATGCCGGCGAACGGATCGAAGACTTCATGCGGAAACAGAACAACGCCATGGCGCAATATCAAGCGCCAGAAGATCTCAAATCATCTGCATCGATCAATGACCAATACGAATTGACATTGGCTAGGTTACGCGATCTTGAACAAGCTGCATCGAAAGCTCATGAGAATATCATGGAGTCGTTACAAGGTCTTGAGGATCTGTCTGGGATAAATGCCGAAGTCGATCGATGGGAAGAGCTTACCGATAAGATAAAAAAAGCCAGAGATGCGGCTGATAAATACCGGAAACTCAGGATATCAAAAGAGGTCACCACCTACGGGAAAATGGAACTTACTGCGCTTGATACATTGCATAATTCAATGGATGATTTCGTTGACTCATTTGTTGACGGCAAAGCTTCCGTGAAGGACTTTTTCAAGACCCTGTACTCTGAACTCATGAAAGCTCTTCTCAAGATGGTGCTGGTTGAGAGAGCTATGAACGCGCTCAAAATAGGTCTTGGGTTATACTCGACTTCGTCGCCAACGAAGAGCTCGGTGGCGCCTACCACGATGGCTTATGGGGGAATTACCCCCGGTGGTTCTTCCCAACCTCAAGTTACTGTGAATCTGATCGGACAGGGTGCTGAAAAGGCGGAAGTTAGCACCAGCTATTCCGATATCGAAGGGATGATTGTTGACGTCGTGTTGGGGAACATTAACCGCCATGGTGCTCTTAGCCAACTTGTGAGGTAAAAAATGGCAGCTTTTCCGACGTTCACTTCGGCTAAAATTACTTCTTGTGGGGAAATTCCCAGTACATCAGCAAATGCTAACGACGTCAAATCTCCGACCGACGCTGGGTATGTAGTTACGTGGAGGCGCACAACCAGGAACACGAGAGCTTGGACCGCTAATCTCGATTACATTGGCGTAACCGACTACGCGACCTGGACCACATTCATTAATACCTATGGAACTTTCGCGTCTTTCGACTTCACTGTTCCGAAGGCTGGCGGTACTTACACGGTGAGATTCGTCCAGCGCCCATCAACGAGATACAATTCCCCCTACTGGTCTTCTTCGTTCACATTGGAGGAAGTCTAAAATGTCGTTTCCAGCAACACTTATTCCAGTCAAAAACAGGATATTATCGTCAGATCCATGGGTGCATTTGTTCGAGATTTACTGGCCGCATGGTGGCGGCACGCACTACCTCACGGCCAACAATGCAGACATCGCATGGAATGGGCATACGTACCTGAAAGCAGCTTGTGGTGTCGGGCAACTCGATGAATCAGGGAAGGGGGAACTGCCGAAATTCTCCGTATGGATCCATCTGCCGAACCGTGCGCTGTCACCGTACCTGGATGCCAGTGGTGGGGGGAAGGAAGTCGAAATCCGCGTGATGGTCGTAAACGCAGGGTATCTGTTCGAAGGGACGCCGGCTCTGGATCTCAGATACCGCGTCGTGGACACAATAGAGGACGGCATCGGGACCGTCCGATTCGATCTCGGTGTTCGGAATCCGGGCATTCAGGTCGTGTGCCGGAGAATGCTTCAGAAATCATGCACCTACCGCGAGCCATTCAAGGGGCCGCTCTGTGCATATCCCGGCGTGGAAACGGAGTGCGATAGAACGTTCACGCGGTGTCGGGAGCTGGGCAATACATTCCATACAGGATGCTTTCAGGCGATGGGCAAGGGTGGTGTAAGTGGATAATCCGATGGTTGATCTGAGCGATCTGGTAGGTAGGCCATTTTCGGATAACGGGGCCGACGGGTACAACTGCTGGACGCTGGCAATGGAGGTGTTCCGGCGGTACGGGATCGGGATCGAGTCTCACGATATCTCAGCTGATGCCAGTATCGCCGTGGCACGTGAGATGGGGCGATCCGTTGCAGCGGCCAGGGCCGGGAGGAGTCACTGGACACCGTGCGAATATACCGTGCCGGCGCTGGTGGTGATCCGTGCTCACGCGGTAGATCCCCGGATCGTGAATCATGTCGGGGTGACGGTCCCCGGGCCCGGACGGAGATTCATCCAGGCTACCCGCGCCGCGGGGGTGCACCTCGCACACCTCGACGACCCTTGGGCCAGGATAGAGGGATTCTACCGGTATGAATAATGACAGCATGAATGACAGCATGCTCGTAAAACTCGACGATCCGGTCTCTATCGTATATTGCCACGATCCGATTCACCCAGATGATCGGGAGACGATCGTTCTGCCGTGTGGACCTGGACAGATGCTCATCGACTATCTGGACGCATCTGGGTTTCTTTACGACGAGGGTTTCGTCGTAAGCATCAATGGTGCCGAGATTGCCTCCGAGGACTGGGCGGTCACCGATGCGGTAGCCGGCGATTGCATTGTGATCATGCCGAGGATCGGTGCGCCGTTAATTCCACTCATTGGGATGGCGGCCGCCTTTGGTGTCGCGCAGATCGGGCTAACTGGGATCTATTTATTCGCGGCGCAGACGGCGATCATGCTCGGGTCCGCAGTGCTCATGAATGCGCTCATGCCGCAGCCGCCGAAAATGGATGGAGAAAACGACGGGTCAGTATATTCATGGGGGCAGATCGGGAATGCTGATATACAGGGACCGGTACTCCCGATGCTCTGGGGCACGCACCGGGTCACTGGTCGAACGATCCAGCAATACGTTAGTTCTGTCAGCGACAAACAGTACCTGAACCTATTGGTAGCTGTGTGTGAGGGGCCGATCACATCGTTTGCCGACTGTAAAATAAATGGTCAGCTGGCGACGTCCTATCGTGATGTTGCCGTTACGACCAGAGTAGGGACTCTGTATGAGACCGTAATTGATGGATTTGATCAGGTAATCACCCAGCACGGGTACGCGGATCGCATCCTGTTTATCGGGACCGGCTTGACCGGAATCGAAGATGCCGCCAGCCGGCCGAATGCCGTGATCCGGACGACAGATGGCAACCAGGTGAATGCGATCGAGGTAGAGGTTGGGTTCCCGGGCGGGTGCTACAAGATCGACCACGACGGAGATAATGAGAATCTAACGATCAACTTCTGCTGTGGCTATCGGGTACATCCGAGCGGCGGTTGGGTCGGCCCTTATGGAATCACGGTCACCGGAAACGGCGACAACCCGGTCTACGGCACACATAAGATGGAGGGCCTACCGGCAAGCTCGTATGACGTCCTGGTGTACAGGACAGATTACGATAATGACGGGGCGGCCTATCAGGTTGACTCATATCTCACCGCGATCCGAGAATTTGTCGACGAAGAAATCCAATATCGAGGGGTAGCGAAATACGCTATCCAGGCACTGGCAACGGATCAATTGTCCGGTGGGAAGCCAGAAACTACAATCATTGCCACGCGCTCGTCGGTATGGGTCTACGACGAGGATATTGCGGCATGGGCACAGAAGCCGGCAACGAACCCGGCATGGGCTGGTTACGATGCCATTGTAAAAGCGCGCGAATACATCGCTGGGGTAATTACGGTCACCGGCTCGCCAGTGACAGATATCCATTACGACGGATTTAAGTCCTTCGCTGCCCATTGCGATGGGCTGACCCCTAAAGTCGAGATCAATTATTATCTCGACACCGATATGGATCTCTGGAGCCTGCTGATGGAACTGTGGCGGCCAGGGCGCGGCGTTCCCACGAGCTATTACGGGAAACTGTCGGTCATATACGACGCGATCGGGACCCCAGTGCAATTATTCTCGATGGGCAATATCGTTGCCGGATCATTCGTACGCAAATGGGCGAGCATTAACTCCAGGGCCAACGCGGTGGAGGTGCGTTTCAAAAACGCCGCACTGGATTACGACGACGATTATATCCGCCGCAACGCCCCTGAGTACGAACAGGGAAAGGAACTGGAGCAGGTCCGTTCGTTCACCCTGAACGGCGTGACAGACAAGGAGATCGCGGCCCACCACACAGTTTACGAACTTAATTCTGCTCGGAGAATTATCGAAACGATCACATTCAAAGCCGGCATTCAGGCCATATCGGTCAGGGTCGGGGAACTATTCAATTTTCAACACGACGTGATCCAGTATCTAGATGACATCCCAGGGCGCGTGGTCTCGGCCGCCAGCAATTCTATCACCCTGGATCGGACCGTGACGCTCTATCCTGGGGCCACGTATAAGGTCCAGGTCCAATTCTCCACCACCGATGCCTTGGTGGAGAAGACCGTCCAATCGGTCTCGGTTAAAACGACCACCGCGACTCTCACGCTCACCACGAACTGGTCCACGCTGCCGCAGAAATACGATGTCGTGATTTTCGGTGAGCAATCGCGATATTACAAAACATACCGGTGTATTGCGCTCGGCACCGTAGACAATCTCGAGCGGAGCATTACCGGTGTCACATACGATCCGGAAATATACAATACCGATAGGGTGCTAGACGAGGACCTGCCGGATTACCCGCCGACGATTACCGGGGTGTGGGCACACAGCGTGTGGAAGCCCGGCGGTCTCCGCAACGATGCCATGCCATACGTCATTGTCACCTGGTCCGTGACGGCCACTGACCAGGCATGGCCGTATGACGTATGGCTAGATGATGGGGTCGGGGAGCCGGAACTGGTAAAATCCACAACCCGGCTCATAGCGTCCATCCCGACGGAATACCTGGAGATACATCGCACCTATACAGTGATTGTCGCGCTGCATAACCAGGGAGCGCGTGATACCGGCAGCAACACCGCTACCGTGACCATTCTGCCGTCGTGGATTTCGCCGGACGATGTAACGACGTTCGCCGGCGTCTATAATTCAATCACTCATTCGGTTGATTTCACATGGGCAGAGGTAGCCGGAGGCCTGCTGACCTTCTACAATATTCGCCAGGACACCACCGGATCGACCTGGGCCGACGCCGTGGAGGTGCTGACTAGATTGTCCGGTGATCATGCGTCACTGTACATCGACGGCAATGTGAGCGCCACCATTATCTACCGGATCAAAGCCACTAGAGGTAGCTTCGAGTCCGACGACGACGTGTCAACCAGTGTCGCCATAGCTACAGGCTCGACAACTCTCCCCGTCCCGACAGGTCTTACTGTTAGTGCCGAGACTAATTACGAATCAGAAACAGGGGTAATGTTTGCGTATCTCAACATTGATTGGGATGATCAATCCGGGATTCCATATTTCTCTCATTACCTGGTGGAAATTGAAACTATAAGTGGTGCAGGTGGGGATATGGTGTATCCAGCTATCAGTAACCACCTGGACCCCG